CCGCCCTGGCCTTCAGAGCGTCCATCGCTTCATTTAAAGCCTGGGCAGTTAATCCGCTGTCCTTGATCATATTGGACAGTCTGACTAAAAACTGCCGGTTTATTGTGGTGCTGTTCATCATTGTTTTATCCTTTCTTGTTTATGGTTACTGTACAAACACTATTCCCGTTATGATCATTAAATGATCTTTGCTGTGGGAAATGAATGTTAAATGATTCATTGTCCATTGCTGCTGTACGGCCTATGTACTGGCTAGCTTTATCCATTATGCGCCGCACTTCTTTTCCTTTGTTTATTTCCAGTGCTCCGAATTCCTGCACATCAAAAGCTGCGTTATCTGTGTTGATTGTTATTTCGATCTTGTAAGACATTGTTTTATCCTTCCTTGTTTATAGTTGTGTACCACAGATTGAACATTCTTTGATCGGAAATTCTGACAGGGCAGAATCTTCCTGGTTTGTTCTGGTTACTGTATCGCATGGCTCGCAGTATGTCCAGACTTGGTTTTCTTCTGGTTTGTTAATCACAGTAGTAACCTGGCCTACATTGTTTCCAAATGTATCTATGAGTGATTTCTGCCCGTTTGCATGATCTGCAATAACTTCCGCGATATGCTGCGGCAGGTCTTCTAGTACTGTGACAGTTTCAGCAAACAATGAAAAGCCAGTTTCATTAAATGCCAGGTTATCAGTATTGAGTGTAATTGTAATTGTGTAATCCATTGTTTTATCCTTTTTATTTTTATATTAGCTTTTTTTGTTGCTTCTGTCAACACTCATTTAAATATGCTGCCAGGCAGCGAACAAACCAAAAATAGGAACTTCCGCGGATCTCCAAAACTGCCAGGCCTGGCCCGGTTTTGGTCCTATTTGGTCCAGGCCTGCAATTTGTCCAGGGCGGCCTATCGGTTGCCTTATCCGATATGGCCATTGTTTCAATATGTTACACTCGATTTCCCCCGGTACACCAAGGCCAGCCCGGCCTGGTGCGACTTACCCTGTCATAGAAATTTCCCCATTTTTGTAAACACTCTTTCATTGTATACTCAAGCAACATAATGGAGTCAACCTGGACTATATTGACGGATGCTGACACAGATCGGTTGATTGACGCGATTGACCAGGCAGATGAGTACATCCAGAAAATGATCGCCTTCCGCAGCGGGCTCATCCCGCAGGAACTGCGCTGGCTCCAGTTAGCGGCCCACGAGTTTTACGATAGTTTTTCGCCTCGTGAGTTAGAAGTATTCAAGATGAGATGCCAGAAGCACACCTACCCCATCATCGCTGATGAGCTCGGGATTTCCGAGGGTAGCTGCAAGATATATTGGGCCCGGTCGATTAAAAAAATAAAACGTGTCATCGATTCCGGTAATAAGTATGAACAGTAAAGACATAGATCCTACAAAGGTCCAGATGCTGGCCAGTTTTGGTTGTAGCTACGCTGACCTGGGCAAATACTTCGGATGTGACGAGAGCACTATCCGTAAGAATTTCCGATCCCAGTACCAGGCTGGCCGCTCTGAGATGAAGTTAAAATTGAGAAATTTAATGTTTAAATCGGCTCAGAACGGTTCGATTGCCATGCAGATATGGTTATCGAAGAATTTCTTAAACATGCATGAGCGTACTGCGATTGACATGACTGGCAATTTAGAAACGATCCTGCGCGAATGCGGATTTCAGGAAAACCCGGTTGATAAAACGAATAATGAACAAGCAAAAGCTTTGGAAGATCTTGGGGTACACCCCGACTCCACAGCAATTGGCCGTTCATAACGCAGATAATTTTCGCTTTCGCATTTGTTTCATGGGTAGGCGCAGTGGGAAGTCCTACATGGCGGCCCATGAGATCATGCCATGGTTATTGACCCCAAAGACCAGGGGCTGGATCGTGGGTCCCAACTACGCCCTGGCCCAGAAGATTGCCAGGGAGGTCAAGCGAATGGTCATGCAGCAGTTACAGTTGCCATTGGAGACAAAGAAAGAAATAAATGGTGAGCTTTACAGTATGAAGATTGCCGGTTTGGGTAGTGAGCTCGTAGTGAAGTCAGCGGATGCTGCTGACAGTCTTATTGGCGAGGGTTGACCTTGCGGGGTCATTTTGAGGTGTTGATTACTTAATAATAGATGAATTCGCGCTCATATCACGCAATACTTATGAGCAGTATCTCCGGCCCACCCTGGCTGATCGGGAGGGCTGGGCATTATTCTGTTCCACCCCGCGTGGATTCAACCATGGTTGGGATTACTTCAAATACGGGGAATCTGAGGATTACCCGGAGTGGATTTCCTGGCGTTTCCCCAGTACTGACAGCCCATATTTCAAGGATAACATAAATGACCTCAAAAGAACGCTTACGAAAGAAACTTTCAGGCAGGAGATACTTTGTGAATTCCAGTCATACCAGGGAAAATGCTTTCCGCTGGACAGATTTCAAAGTGTTCGCGAAGACATTAAATATGACCCCAATAAGCCAGTATACGCGGGAGTCGATCCCGGATACCGGCAGGCCCATGTTGTTATCTGTCAGTTACGAAATGAAACCGACAGATTCGCCGACATACATCAGATTGACGAGATCAGCCTGACCAATTCTACCACACAGCAGTTAGCGGATGCGATGAAGGCCAAGCCATATCATTATTCGGCGATATATGGTGATCCGGCGGGTAGTGGTATGAATCTTCAATCGGGCCGATCGGATTGGAGTGTATTTGCCGCGAATAATTTACGGGTCACCATTAAGCGTGACGCGGTGACCCGAAATGTAGTCAGTGGAGTATCGCATATGCGAAGTTGGTTTGAGGATGCGGATGGTAAGACACACTTTTTCATGCATCCGAAGTGCAAGGAGTCGCTCAGTTCATACGAAAACTATCATTACCCGGAGCACAAAGCGGAGCAATCGTTAAGGCATGAGCCGGTCAAGGATGGCCGTGAGCATGCGTGTGATGCGCTTAGATTTATGATAGTTAATCTGTTTCCGATCCGCAATAACAAAGCTGGCATGGTTGATTTCGTGTCATCGATTAGGTGAATATATAGAGTAATGCTTACTATTCCAGACCTATCTGAATCTTCTGTCATTTCTGCGCTCAAGCAAACCTTGAACAAGATCGAGGATGCCAGGACTCGCGAGGTGGATTATTTGCTTGACTGGTACGAGGGTACTGAGACAGACCGGTACATTTCCCGTTATTTTGGCCGGGAGACATTATCCCAGGCCCCTATCATCCAGCAGAATCTAACTAAGCGCGTGGTGTCTATTCGTTCCATGTCTTTCAAGCGCAGCCCCAAACTGACTGTTGGTGATAAGTATCTTGATTCAATTGACAAATTTACTTTGATCTCTCAGCGCAGATTATTAGAACGCCTTACTTTCTTACTTGGCACCATGGCATTCCGTTCCAGGTGGGATGAGTTGGAAAATAGGCTTACTTACGAAACAATTTCACATTTTACACCATTATTCTTAGCTGGTGACAGTAAAGACAGGCCGGTAGGCATATGTTATCCCATAGAATTTTATGGAAATGCCAGGGTTGAGAAGCCACTTTTTGCGATTTGGACTGAAGAAAGGTACGGTGTGCCTGGCAAGCATTATTTGATGGATGAGTTGGGTCACCAGATTAAAGTGAATGAAAGCGATATTAATCCATACGGATTGCTGCCAGTGACATTCAGCCACCGGTACCCCCCGATCCGCGACTTTTATGTAGGTAATGCCCGGGACATCGCAGATGTTGACCTGGCGGTCAATGTGGCGCAGTTTGAGCTACAGTTGGCCATCCGGTATGGAGCGATGGGGATAAAGTATGTGACATCAGTTGATTCAGCTAGTGATATCAGAATTGGCAGCGACAAAATTATTTATTTACCTGAAGGCGCAAACTTTGGAGTAACCAACAGCGGCGGCAGTCTCACAGAAATTGTAGATGCAACCAGGTTCCTGGTTGAATCGGCTTTAAACAATAATCACATTCGCGCGAAGTATGCCCGTGATGATTCCGGGAATGCGCCGTCGGCGGCCAGTTTAAGCATAATCGAAATGGAAAATGTCGATGAAAGGACAGCAGTGACTGAAGACACCTGGCGGCCGTGGGAGCATCGGAGATTTGCGGTGGATCGCAGGATCATCCAGGTAGAAACTGGCGTAGATGTGGGCGAAGATTATAAAGTTGATTTTCTGGAGCCAAACTATGCTTTAACCCCGGAAAGTGAGATTGCATATTGGGAATGGAAATTCCGACGCGGCTTATCTGAGCCTATTGATTGGTACGACTTTACGAATCCAGATGCAAATGACTCAGATAGACAGCGGTTTATTGCGCGGCAGGAAGCAATGAAAGTCCAGCCGGAACCGCAGAATAATTTATTAAACAGGCTACAAAGTGCTAATAGATCAAGCAGTCGCGAGCTATTCGGAAACGATTAATGCTTTTCAGGAGGAACTGATTAGTGGGATTGAAAATGAAGAAGATGAATCAATCATTGAAGAAGTCCTGGTCATTCTGGCCTTACTCAATTTCGGTCGTTTAGTTTATGATGAGGATGACGTTGCTGAAAGCCTGGGCCTGGTGGCCGGGATCAATACCTACATGGATTTCAGCGATAATTTATTGGATGGTCTGCCGTATTTCGGGAACCCGAGTGAAGTTCAGATTCAGGCACTTAGACGTATCCACCGTAACGCGATCAATGGAGTTACGGTAAATGTTGCAGAGTCTATTCGCAGCAGTGTTTCCCAGGGCATTATCAGCAACCTGGATGGTGATCAAATCCGTGACCTGGTGCGCAACAATCTTAAAATTACGGTACCCAGGATAGATAATATGGTTGGGACTATGCTATCCAATTATGGCCGTTCTGTAGTGTTAACTATGACAGACGGCCTGCCGCCAGGAACGCTTTATAGTTATATCGGGCCCCGCGACAATAAGAACCGGCCGGTATGCAGGCAGTTCTTGGATGAGCAGCCATTAACCAAGGCGCAGATACGCGATATTAAACCAGATGCTTTGGAAAATGCCGGTGGTGCCAACTGCCGACACTTCTTTATTCCTGAAAATGTTCAAGTTTGACAAGATCCTGGATTTTTCTACAGCGCAGATAAAAAAATACGCTGAAGATGTCAAAGAGCAGCATATTGACCAGATGCGTACAGGGATAGATGCGGATGGCCAGAAGTTTAAGGAATATACCAGGGATTACGCCAGGCGCAAGGCTACCGGCAGGACCGGGAAGACTGGCCAGATCAGTTACGGTATTACACCGCCCAATTATATCCTGACTGGCCAGATGTTTGAAAAGTTCAGAGTCCAGGTGGCAAAAATGCGTAATGACATTCAAATAAAATACGGGATTCGCAAGTCTAAAGCCGGTACCAAGCTGGATGTAAATAACAAAATACGCAGAGTTGCGGAGAATCAAAATTTAGGACCGCTGGTCGAAGAGAAGATCGCGGTTGGCATAGCTGAAATGGTGGCCAGAAACATATCTAAACAACATGGGGCACCGGTGGTGCTCCATATATAAACCGTTTCTTGTCATCGGTTAGTGTATAATATGAGAATCATAATAAACAGGAGGACAGATGTCCGAAGATAAAGTGCAGAGCGCACAAATGGCGAGTGAGCAGCCAGTTAATGCTCCAGAGTCGGCAACTAATAGCCAGGATCAGTCAATAGAGCCCAATGTTGGCGAATTGATCGCGGAAAGCAAGAAGTACCGGGCACGAAGTCAAAAAGTGGAAGCTGAGAATACCAAACTGAAAAAACAGATTGAGGATTCCAGGCAGAAACAACTTGAGGAGCAGCAGGAATGGCAAACGCTGGCTGAAGAGCGGGCGACCAGGATTGCCGAGCTTGAGCCCATTGTGGAAAGTGCGAAACAGCAGGAAACTGCAATGCGCCAAGAGCTTCTTAATGATTTTGAAGAAGAAGATCGTGAAACCTTTGGCGACTTGCCGTTTAGCAAGTTAAAAGCCGTTCATGGTAAAATAATCAGCAGTTCGGAAACTCGCGTGAATGTGGATAATTCCGTGGCCAAGGCACCTACCAATTATGGCGGGTACAACAATATTGTTGAAATGGCTACCAAAAATCCTAAAGAAGCCGAGAAATGGCTGGCTCAGAATATCCCTAACTACAAGCCACGGTAATGACAGAAATAATTGTCAAGCAGAATAAGGAAAAGATCAATGACGGCGGTCACAAGCCGTTTGGCGTTGACCTGGATCCTAAAGATGAACTGTGTCATGTTACGACCCCGGATAAGAATGCGGATGCCTACTATAAAGGGCAAAAGATGAATTACAATGACTATCTGGGAGAGCTCAAGGGACGCTGTGACCGGGCCGCAAAGGGCAAATCGCCCAGGTCTGTTGGATATTTTGCAGGGATTGGTGAAGGCACGTTAAATAAAAAATAATTAACTCTACTTGAAGGCCCACCAGGGCAGTTGATAGAGAGTAAAAGAATAGGAGTTATTTCATGGCACAAAGTGGCGAAATAACAGATGTCGCTGTAGCGGCTGGTGGTAAGGGTACCGCGGTAGCAGCAGCTATCGTACAGTTCCAAAAAGCCAACATAATGGCACAATGTATTACAATGCAAGCAGCCCCTCAAGGGAATGCGGTGGTTAGATTCCCGGTTTACACGAAGTGGAGCTCCGGGACCATTGATCCGACCATGTCGGCAAACGCAGAAGGCGCAGATGCTGCACTCACAGATGTTGAAACAACCGCTGTGGACGTTACACCAATCAGATACGGTCTGTACGCACAGATCACTGATCTATCTTCATTCGTGAATGCGGATGCGGTAATGGTACACGCTGGGCAACTGCTTGGTAATCAACTGGCACGGGTATTCGATGAGAAAATTGCTGCCCTGTTTGACGGATTTTCTAATACGTCAAATCTGACAACAGATTTAATCCGTATGGATCAAATCTGGGGCGCAGTTGCATCGCTGGAGCAGAATGACGCTCCGAAACCGTATCACTGCGTACTGCATCCTCTCCAAATGTGGGGTGGATTCGGTCTTTCTAAAGAGCTAGGATCTGGAACAATAGCTATCGTTGCTGATGTTTCACATGGCTCTTTGAATACTGCCAGTAATCCAGTTTCAGATCAATACTATAACAATGGTGTTGTGACGAAACTCGGACCGATCACATTTTACACATCCAGTGCGGTTAATGCCACATCTGACCAGCATATTGGGGCTATGTTCTCCAGTGACGCTATCGGGTGCGGGTACATTGACATGGGCGGTGGAAGCATGATCGAGATTAAGTCAGGCCGGGATGAACCCGCGGCATTAACTGAACTCGTTGGGAACGCTTATTTCGATTCCAGCGAATTGGTTGATGTGTATGGTGTTGAAATCAAGACGGAAACATCTTAATCAGTAAATGAAATACGCTGGGGGGTATTCATTGCCCCCCAGCACCAACTGGAGAAAACAAATGCCAGACTTAGAAAAAAAAGTTACCAGATATGAGATCACCAAGCCTAACGGCAAAGTGATTTATCGGTCTGAAGCCGAGTGGGATAAAGACGCGAAAAAACGCTATGAATCCAAAGGCTGCAAAGTAAAAGAAGTACGAGAATAGAATTATTGTGATATAGTTAGCTACTTACAGCTCACTCACGGTAGTCAAACCTTAGAGAGGAAGAAAATATGGCAAGTTCAAGACAATTAGCAGTCATCGATGCCCAGAACGCGGCTTTAGGCCAGGGGGGCTCCATTTTAGTTACTGGAACAACTGCTTGTACATGCGCCGAGGGCAACGGGGTTTTCGTTGCAATCCAATTTATTGAAGACACGGTTTTCGATTCGGGTTCCGGCGGTTTAATCGCAGAAACAGAACAATTATGGCCCGACGATACTGGCACAGGAACTTTAATTGATGCAAATGCTGGAGCGGCAATAGATAGCGAAACATTTCCCCAGGGTATGACTATCTTCGGCAGATGGAGTGGATTCACCCTGGCATCGGGGGCTTGCATCGCCTACGTTGGGTAGATGTTAGGATTAAGTTTAAAATTAGCGTCCCACGTTACCCAGGTGGCTCGCCTTGTCCGTGATCTATGGAACAAGGTCAATGACATCTGGGAAAATGAAACAAGAAAATGGGAAGACATTGTATAATTATAGGAGAATAAAATGGCAGCATTAACAGGCAATTCTATTGCCTCAACTTATACTGGTTTGATAAAAACATCCGATAGCGGAGCAAGAGGTGCAGAAGGTTCTGCTGACCAATGTTCAGATGGTGCAGGAAATACTATACCTTTGTTTGTATCGGCTACTGAAGTATATGCAATAGGTAGCGGTACAGGTACATCACATACCGCATTTGGAAAAGATTGCGGTGTAGATTTAGCCGCAGGTACTGGAAACTCTTTATTTGGTGAAGGAGCAGGAGCGGATTTAAGTACCGGGGAGCATAATGTGGCCCTTGGTTATCGTGCATTATATCAAGGGACTACGGAAACAGATGATTGTGTCGCAATCGGATACAACGCCATGAGCGGTGCGTGGACTACGGCCGCAGTAAATGATTGTGTAGTAATAGGTAGTGGTGCTGGAGCAGGTGCTTTAGTTGCCGCTGCTTCAGGATTGACTGCTATAGGCAAATCTGCCCTTGCTGCCAACACATCTGGTGCTAAAAATACTGCTGTTGGATATTCCAGTTTAGTAACAAATGTAGATGGCAGTAATAATACGGCTCTCGGCTATGAGTCTTTAACAACATTTGAAGCAGACACTCCTAACCATGGCGAGAATACAGGGGTTGGGTATAGAAGCGGTAAGTTTATTTCAACTGGGACTCAAAATACATTTTTAGGTTCAGGTGCTGGTCAAGGCGTAGATGGTACAGAATTAACTGGCGACCAAAATACCGCAGTTGGAATTGAGTCTGGAGTATTATTACAAGGATCGGGTAACCAGAATACATTTTTAGGGGGTGTCTCTGGGAATACATTAACGACTGGCTCGAATAATGTTTGCCTTGGGTATAGTGCAGTCACAGATGATGCTACAGCGACAAATCAAATTGTAATTGGTCATAGCACAACAGGCGTAGCAGACAACTCAGTCACCCTTGGAAACGCATCTGTCACCGCAGTGTATATGGCTCAGGATAGTGGGGCTACGGTTCATTGTGCTGGTATTGATATGAGTGTCACATCAAACGCTGGTGGAATGTCAAGTGAAGTTCTGGATGATTATGAGGAAGGCACTTTTGGAACTTCATCGGCGAATGGTATTCTAAAAGATGGGGGTACAGGTTCAGTCACGTGCGGTTCATACTATACTTGTAGTTATACAAAAATTGGCAGATTAGTAACCGTAAATGGATATGTAGTCGTAAGTGCAACAAGTTCTCCCGACGGTACCTTAAAGATTGTCCTGCCATTTACATCGGCACAGATAACACATTATGGAGGTTTTGCCGCCGGTACTGTGGCTTTACATGAAGCGGCATACGCTTCAAGTGTTCAATTAGCAATGACAATAACAGAAGCGACGACGGAAGCGGATATAACTGAATTTGCTACTGGAGCAGGATTAGGTGCCGTTTCTGCTGCCGATTTGTCGTCAAGCGATGCCGTCTGGTTTACTTTACAATATATAACATAATTCAAGTTCAATCGGATAATTGAATGGAAACGAATAAAAAACAAAGGAGCCTATCATGGCAATGACGAAGAAAATCACTTACGATTATGAAGTAAGAGGTGAGTTCAAACAAATTCAAGAACGTGCTAAAACAAGCATTATGGAAGATGGTGAAGAACTTTCTTATTCATATCATAGGCGTGTATTAACGCCCGATGCAGATGTATCTGGTGAATCAGATGAACTTAAAGGTATGGCATCTGCATTATGGACAGATGAAGTAAAAGCCGCCTGGGCAGAATTTCAAGCCGCCGATAATCCGGGGGAATAACGGGAAACATGGAAGAGCGTTTAAAGCAGTTAAAGGCCCGGAAGAAAGCGTTGGATATGGAACTGGGTGAAATCAATCTTTTGATCAAGGCCTATGAGGACACTATCAAAGCCGAAGCCGAGAAGAAAGCAGATGAAGCCGAATGAGTTTAGAGTATTCGTAGGATTCGTTTTGATACTCCTGGGAATTCTAATTGTCACTGTGGTTTTAACTGGCTGCGGTGGCGGCTGGGAAGTGGCTGGGTATGAACTTGATAAGATATGAGTGATGGCGCAAGAAGAAGAAAAAGTAAATGAAAGAATTTGCAGCAATGTACATGGAATTAGGCTTTGCGGGGCTTACTGCGGTGTTTTTTGGCTACATGATCGTGAATTTAATCAAGAGCCAGAATGCGCAAAATGAAGATTTGGAACAAATCAAGCAGGACTTAACCAAGTTAGCAACTGAAATGTCCAATTCACAAAGTATGGTAATCAAGCTCGTGGATCGCTGGAACATCAGCGACCAGGGACGCGAGAAGTTTTTCATGGAAACTGTCAAGGAAATAAATGATCTGAGCGATGTCATAATGGAAATAAAAGGCTCAGTGTCAAGAATAAATGGCCACGGACGATGAAGATCAATGGCGGCATATCAATGGGGAACATTATCACCATAGTGATGCTGGCTGTTGCCATGGCTGTGTCTTGGGGAGCTATGAGTAACAATCTGGCGCAAGTGGAAGAGCAAGTGTCACTCAAGGCCGATAAAGCAGTTGTGGACTTGAATTTTGAATATATAAAGCGTGACCTGGCAGAAATAAAAGAATTAGTGAAAAATAATAACAGGAGAAAGAAATAATGGAATGGATACAATCACATTGGATAGCCGTGGCTGGCAGTATTGTAAGTATTATCGCACTTGGGTGGCTGCCGTTTACACGAGTAGTCCTGCGAAAAGGTCTTAATGTAGTGATGTCGGAAGCTTTTTTAAAAGAATTGTTTTTCGACCTGGCAGAAAAATACGTTAAATCAACCAAAACCAAACTGGACGACAAATTCTTAACGCAGCTAAAAAACTCGTTCTAGCGTTATGCATTTTATTTTCTTCATGCAGTCATAAAACGATGTTAGATAAAAAGCAAGTTCGCAGTATCATTAATGATGTGCTTCAAAAGATGGGTGAGAAGTATTCATCACCGGAAGCATTGGAGTTGATATACAATACTGGTCTGGTGGAGTCAAAGTATGTCTATATGATGCAAGTAGGCGGCAATAATGTCGCCCGTGGCCTGTTCCAGTGTGAACCATGGGTAGCGGTAGATGTGATAAAGAATTATCTATCTCACAGGCCAGCATTGATGAAAGAAGTTGCTAACGCGTGTAATCTGGATTGGAAATACTTTACCGATCCGCAGGAAGATGACTGGCGATTCATTTTGACAACAAACATAGCAGCACAGATAGTGATGGCGAGACTCCACTACCGGCGTGTACCAAAACGCTTGCCGAAAACATTGGAAGAACAGGCAACTTATTGGAAAGATTTTTACAATACCGCGAAAGGTGCTGGAACACCAACCAAGTTTATGGAAATGGTAACAAAATATGGATGAAGCGCAGCAGATAGACCATTTAATTAATGTAATGCACCAGCTACAGGATATGTGTAAAGAGTTGAACAAACAAGACAGTTCGCGCCATATGATTATTGGTCTGATGATTGCCATGATTATATCCACACCGGTACCGGACATCACGATTCTTTCAAACAAAGAAACACAATATTATACACCACATCATACACAGGTAGGTATAGCATGAGTTACTTAACAGCATTCTGCAACAGCACAACTGACCTCCAGGCGGTTGTGAGTGACATTGACAAATATGACAGGAAGCGTGTGCTTCCTCCGAACTGGGTTGAGTCAGGCACATCTAACCTTTATTATCTATTTAACACTGGATATATATCCCAGCTTTACAAGGATGGTGCCGAGCAGACCAGTGTTTCCGACACACCAAACGCAAACAACGAATTTGAGTGGGATAGCAATTCTGATATGCTCCAGTTTTTCATGGGCGGCCTTAGTACATCATCAATGAATTCTACTGTGTTTGAAGCAGGCCAGGACTGGACCACACTCAAAAATACTGTATGTAAGGAACAGGCTTCATTCATCCGCAGTTTTTTAAACGATCGCGCAATCTACAAACGCGGTAATAGCAATTACCAGGGCGCAGAAGACCGCGACTATGACTATGTTATTATTAAGTCTAATGCTATCCTGGCCTGTGCAGACCTTATTCGCTCATATGACACTGAAAAAGCAGATGAGCTATATGAGTTGGCTATGGGCGAGAACGGGCTTCTAACGCGCATTAAGCGCGGTGATTTCGCATTGTGGCATGAAACTACTAAATCCACTCAGGGCCAGCCGACAATCAGCGAGATTTCGATAAATGGAAGTACGACCGGATATATTGAGGATATTAGAATGATAGCGGGACCCGTATTTACAAGCTATGACCAGGTCATAGTAGAAATTGAAACCGGCGGATCTTTCGTATTGGGCACTGCCAGTCCAGTTTATTATAATATTTATACAAAAAACGCTACCGGACTGAAAATGACCAAGATTGTGAATAATAAGCAAGTCAACGGTGATTACCAGTCTCTGGCTTATGGAGCCGATATCAGATTTCAATGTGGTGTTTTTACCGCCGCAGATCAATGGCTGGTCACTTTCCAGAACGATGCAATGCCGATAGGCAGCGTGTCAACTGGCCAAGTGTACCGGTAGTGTCATCGATACTGGTATAATATAGATGGCTATTACTTATGAAAATGTCATCTACGATCGGGTCATTGATTCGCTCCAGACGATTTTGGCCGATGAATTCAGTATCCCGGTGCTTTTTGACGATACGGCAGAACGGGGCAACCAGAGTTTTCTAATTACTCCGGCTGGTGATGATCTGGAAGAACCAGTGGTTACTGGCCAGGTGCGGAATTACACGGTAAGCATTAATTACGAATTGCTATCTGCCGGGAACTACACGAAAAACAGTGTAAAACAGGTTACAGAAATAACTGAAAGACTAAAAAGATTGCTGTACAATAACAGGACATATTCGGTGTCCGGGACAAATAGATTTTACAATGGTTCAGTCAATACCATTGCATATGAACGCGATGAAGATGATCCAGGCATAATACGCAGTATCACTTCATTAACTGTGACAACTATGGAGTTAATATAATGAAATACAAAGCAAAGCCAACTTATAAGGAACTAAAGAACTCAGAAAACTTTGTGTCTCTGGGTGCTGCATCTAAGCATATTTGGCTTATGGAAGGCATGGCTATTGACTTCAATGGTAAAGTCCCAGATAAACTAAAAAAACATATTGAAGAAGTCAAATCGGCATCTAAATCTAAAGGAGAGAAATAATGGCAAGTGCAAATTATCAAGTAACAAGTAATACTAAGGTACTAATTGGTACAGAAGTCACACTGGGAGCGGCTGCTGTTGCGGGTTGTGCAGCAGTTGAAATGCCTGTGACTGAATACAGTTTCACTGATATTGGTTCTGGTGGTCAAACCTTAGATGTCGCACCGTTCAGAGCCGGTGTAGGCGGGCAAACTCAAAGTGATGACATGGTCAAAGCAAGAAGGCATGATAGGATGTATGAAGTTAGTATGACATTCCATTGCACTGACCTGGCTACAAAGCGAGTCTTATTAAACTTATATGAAGATGGTGCAAGTGGCGGTATTTCAGCTTTAATTGGTTCAATGCCAACTACAAGCAAATTTGCTGATGATACTTCAAACGCAATACCTGTTACCATAATAATTGAGAATGGTGGCCATAGCGCACCCGCTGGGGCTGATAAGGATATGGTATTTAGAGCATGTATGTGTACTGGCTTAACTTTTAGTGGCGACCTGGCAAGTAATGGTGGGGTGGTTATGTGTACTGCGACTTTCACTACAGGATATCGGCCAACGGCCACTACCAATATTAACTATACTGTTGCTACTGCTGTCAGCGCACAGCAAACTATGTTTAATATGCATGATCTCACAACTACAAATTTTGCGAGCCAAGATTTAATTTTGCATGGCTTTGAGATTTCAATAGCAAGACCTGTTACAAGGGTATCGTTTAAGGTTGCGCCAAGTTATAATCCTTATGGATACTCTTTAGGGCCATACGAAGTAACAGGAAGTCTTACTTGCAAACGGGATGACCTTGCATTGACGGCATCCGCCGAAGGACAATCCGCTGTAGCTCTGGATTTAGATACTGGTGTATATCAAATATTAGCACCTACCTGTATGAACGATCAGTCATCCGTGAACCTGGAAGAATCTGGGTGGACAATGACCTTGCCGTTTAGGGCAGTATATAGTGGTGCAACGACTGCTACAATCTTTTCATTTGCTGGAGCAGCAGGCGATAGTTAATCAATAAATAACACGAGACAAAATGAAAGTATCCACCGCGCATGGCGATTATACCGTCAATGCAATTTCATTTAAGGATCGGCGTAAACTCCATCGCATGGAGTTAAGCTCAGTTAATGCTGACGAATCCATTAATCAGTCCGGCTTTATGGACATGATGGATTGGGTCATGGAGTTTGCATTTGATGACCCGGAGAAAGTCCTGGGTAAACTTGCAGATCACGAAGTTGATGAAGTTCTTATCGCCGTCTACAACAGTTACAAAGAACCGCCTAAAAAAAAGTAATCAAGGCGCGAGTCGGAATGTGGATGTCCTTCAATAACGCCACCACCCGCGTCCTTGAATTTCCTTACCAGGCCAAGAGCCCAACACTCAAGAAAGTCATTACTTTCGATGAAGCGGAGCTCTGGCGTGAAGTGGATCGTATCCTGGCAGAAGACACTGAGCGCAAGTACACGGTTGGCACCAACCTGTACTATAATATGCTGCTTTGCAGCGATATAAATTACTGGCTGGACCAGGACACCCAGTTATACCTGGAAGAATTCATGGCCATGAAACAATTTAATATTCCACTTTCCAGCAATATAGACGACACAGACTACCACCGATTTGTCATCTTTTCTGGTATTTATGAAGAGTATAATTCTTGTATAGAAGCACAACAAAAAAAGAAAAGTAATGGCTGAAGACCGCAGATTTATTATAGAAATACGCAGTAAAGGCTTCCAGAAAGCCAAACGCAACCTGGTCCAGGTTAAACAGGATGCAGATAAACTGGCCGCATCCACTAAAGTTGCCGCTGCCCAGACCAGGTCCCATGTAGCTGCAATGAATAATGCATCCGGCGCGGGAGCCACATTCCGGCGTGAGATGTCCGCACTGCGTAATAACATGCTCCTATATACATTTGCTGTTGGCGGTGCTGTAGTAGCTATAGGAAACCTGGTAAGCGCATTTGCCGATGCCCAGGATACCACCAACCGTTTTAGAGCCGTGTTCAAGGAATTAGCCCCGGAAGCAGAAGCATTTGCAGTATCATTTGGTCAGCAGTTTGGCTACGCCAGGACCGAAGTGATGAAGATGATGGAGACATTCCAGGGCCTGTTTGTGCCACTGGGATTCAGCCGTGAAGCCGCTGCCGGTTTATCTGAGGCCATGGTCAAGCTTGCTATGGATGTGGGGTCATTCCGTGATGTAGATCCGACCCAGGTAGCGCAGATGTTCACAAGTGCCTTGATTGGTAACCATGAAGCAGTAAAAAATCTTAGAATACAAATAACAGAAACATCAGTAAAAAATGCTGCACTTGCACATGGTTTTGCATTAACAAAAGATACTGTTTCTGAACAGGCAAAAGTCCTGGGCCGCTTTACAGAAATGCTGCGTCAATCTGAAGATGCCATCGGTGATAGTATTAGAACTTATGATGATTATAATAACCGTGTCCGCAGACTTAATCAGCAATTTTATGAGTTGCGCGAGAATGTAGGTGAAGCTTTATTACCAACAGCAGAATTAGGTGTTAAACTAGCTGAAGATGCGTTGCAGACCAATGTGCTCAAAAATACACTAGGCACACTTATATTTACAACCGGAGTATATAGAGCCGCCACGGCAGGAGCAGCAGCAGCCACAGCGTATTTAGCTTCTGGTACTATAGGATTAAGAGCAGCACTTAGTGCCTTAATACCAGGCGCGGGTACAGTGATAGCAATATTTACAGTACTTGCTGGTGGTCTTACAATACTTTCTAACAAATTAAAGGAAGCACAAGAACAAACAAAGAAAATGGCTCAAGAAGAGCAAGATTTACAAGCTCTGGTTAAAAAGCTAAATGAAGATTTAAATATTAAAGCGCAACACTTGAAGATGGTTGCTGAACTCAGTGCAGAATTACTCGAAGCGCAGGAAAAGCGAATAAAAAAGCTTACTATTGAAGCATTAACAGTTGGCGAAAATAATCGTCTTATTAAAGAAATGGTTAAGGCGAGGATTGACGAAAATCGACAACTATCTGAAACCGAGATCCAGTTAATTTCTGTAATCATGCAGCGCAAAGCAGATGCAGAAGCTGCGAAAGACCAAGCCCAGGCACTTAAAACATTGCGTGATGAATTAAATCAGTTAAGAATCACCAACCAGGCGTTCATTGCTGGACAAATCGCTGGTGATCCAATGTGGGAACAATTAGAAAACATTAGGCTGAATACTATCGAAAAGATGGTGAGTGCTATGGGAGCACTTGGCGGTGAAACGGAAAGTTTTCGCGAATTTATAACCACTCTGGATCTTCAAAAATTACTGAAATTCAATTTTGATGTATTTGAAAAAGAAATAACAGGAAGCGCATCAGCATTACGGGCATTCCAGATAGATGCAGGAGCAGCAGCATTGGCTGCTATGGAAACATCCAAAAGCTTTGATAAGACTGCTCAAGATTCTCAGAAAATGGCTAATTCGATCCTAAGCGCAGCAAATGCAGTAAAGTCATTAACAGGAGAATTTAAAGACGGGAAAGACGCTGCCAGGGCATTCTTGAGTGTTGCAGGGTATTTAATTGGTGCGTCCAACCCGGCATTGGGAGCAGCCTTACAGGTAGGATCAATGCTGTTTGGACACACTGGCGGTTTGGTTAAAAACAATGGTATCCAACGCTTTGCCCAGGGTGGTACTGTACGCGGCCAGGACAATGTGCCCATCATGGCCCAGGCTGGTGAGTTTGTCATGCGCCGGGATGCTGTACGGAATATCGGAGTGCAGAACTTAGCCGAGATGAACCGCAGTGGATCAAGTGGCGGTGTAACTGTAAATATCCAGGGTAATATGATTGGCAACGAATCATTTGTCCGTGATGTCCTGGTCCCAGAAATAACCAGAGCACAAAGGATGAACCTTGCGTAATGGCCTTTGGCGACTCCATAAAATTTGGGAATATTCAAGAAAACTGGCTGTTCAAGTTCGCAAATGACGCTTCAGGATATTTATACTTTTCCTTTGCAGATGTAACCTATGCCGGGAATTTCTATCGCGGTGTAGTCTTAAATAAACCAACCATCCGTGAGTCCATAGACCTTGCAAAAGGCACAAGCAAGGCGGGCAATTTATCAATCACCATCCCAGATTTCACCTATCTGGGAGCTCCTATATCTGAAGAATTATACGGCGGGTCAGGCCGATACATAAACCAGGTTGTAACTATCCATTCCCAGGCTGATCCTATTTCTGATTATTTATGGGAAGATGAAACAGGAGTTTGGGGAAATGCTACCTGGGACTGGGAAGATACTGCTGACTATACTGCACAGATTGGCACATATCGCTTAACTGATATGTCGTCAAATGGAAGCGAGATCACTCTGTTGCTGACTGCTCATCGCCCCTGGGATTATATAAGTATTCCGCTGGATAAAAGCAGTACTGGCGTATATGAGCCTATTGTGTATGGCAATTTTACTAAGAATTCGCAAAATGCCATTAGCCCCACTGCAAGTTTTCTGACCAGCAAAGACCTTTTCCCGCTGCCCAATATGAAACAGGGTAAAAACAGCTATGTATACTTCATATACCCACAGTCATACGCATCAGATGCGGAGCCCCATTTCTATGACAGATTCCTGGATGAGTTTATTCCATTTGACGGAACAGCTACCGCAACCGCGTCATTCAACAGTTCAGACACAGTTGGCGTTCCGATACACATGGAGCGGGGATCGTTTGTGAAAAGACCGCTTACCGCTACAAGTTCAGCAGGATGGACGAATACGGACCAGGCCATTAATACTGATGAATCAGATTGGGCTACTGGCGAAGCGATTGGGATTGTTGGCCCCCCAGTACCTGTTTATAAAACAATAACCTTCGATATGCCATCCGTAGACGGCGAATTGACTGAATTTAAAATATATATTAAAGCGTCTATTACTGTCCTTGAGGAGGGTACTGATCCAGATGGCACAGGGTCTATTATAATTAGAGCCTATAGTGCGGATACCAATGTTCTACAAAGGTCAACAAATGGGACATCTACAACGGCGGGCAGTACATTTGAAGGCGACAGCGCATATCAATACGCCGATTTTATGACTGCTTACGGCACTACAAAAACTATCCCAGATACTTTTGATATCAAGGTAAACTCAACCATTACTGGCGATTCAAACGATACAATAACATCCACTGTGAAACTTTATGATGTTGTTGTTCAGATGAAGCTCAAGAACGATACTGACTCAGAGCCAACAGCCTCACACGAAAAAGCAGCTTCATTGGATTTTGCTTATGCGGGTGTGGATGGGCTTACAAACTCATGGGACTCATCTGCGATAACAGAGATCCATGAGGCGCATAGAGATATGCTTATACGCTACGCAGGAGTCACAACAGACACTCCCGATGGCTGGAGCACATTAGATACTAATAAAGATTGGGGAATCCGCTGGTGGGCTACGAAACCCGCGAAACTTGAGGACACTTTAAATAAACTGGCTTATGAAGGCGGGTTTATTTTCCGCTGGAAAAATGACGGCTCACCGCAGTATATCCATATCCCGGATGGGGCTATAACACCAAGCTACACTTTAACCAAGAATGATATATCCGATATTAAACTGGGTCCCACATCTTTATCTGAATTGCAGACACACATGGATATCAACTACGATAAACACCCCGCAGAGAATAGATACATCACATCTGTCAGTTCGTCCAATTCGACGCTAAGAACACATTGGAATATTGGCGCAAAGGAGAACAAGCAGCAAATTAACCTGGATGCCTATGTCTCTCCAACAGTGCCCACAACAGGCTCATCCAATCCTAATGATGATTTCTACACTTATTATGCCACTATTTTCGGCTCAATAGGATTCACTGTATCGGGGACGATTATCAATCCGGCCTTTTATGCAATGGAAGTCGGTGATTTTATAGATTTCAGCAATACCGATATGTGGCCCGTAAAGCCATTTGGATATAATCTTTTAAACAATCCAAGTGTAGCTGGAGCCTGGGTGGGCCTTGATTTCATTGTAACATCTTTAACCAGGACTCCAGGACAATTAAAATTTGAAGCGAGGAAAATATAAATATGAGTTATCAAAGAATAGTCAAGCCAAGAGTGTATGTCTCAAGCGTAAACTGGCTGTTAGGTCTGGGGAAAATGACATCTTTAGACATAACAAGTTCGGGCCTGTCAATGGCAAGCGGATCATCATTGATTGAGATGTTTGATCTAAGGCCGTCCAATGTCCAAACGATCACCGCTAACGGAGTTGGAACGGTACACTACATAAAAATGGACACTAATGTCGAAACTAATGCCAACCAGGACGCTAACTTTCTTCTCATTATGGGCCATAATTTGAATACCGCAGGTGTCAAGTTTAAGATTGAAACCGATGACAATGACAATTATAGCGGTTATTCAACACCAACGATGACAGAAGTGGTCAACAGCACAATCTCCGCTGGGTGGGCTGTCCCAGCCGCTGATGGATGGAGCCTGGTGACATTCACACAGGCGACAGATAATAAAAATGTCAGAATAGTATTCGATGATGTGACTTCTAATTACAATGCAGATATAAAAATAGCTGTTATCAGTCTGGGGGAACATTTTTCATTTCCCCACTCCCCGGATATGCAGATTGAAAAATCCCTGACCTATGATGGCGTGAAACTTATGGAGTCAGTAGGCGGGAATACATATTCCAACGCAAGCTATCTCGCATCGCCTCAATGGAACACCAGCCCGTTCTTCACGGCTGATAATGCAGTACGAAAAACAGGCCGCTTGAATGTAGACATGAATTTTAGTTATGTTGCCGACACTGACCTATTCCCGGAAGAGTTATACGACCCAACAAAACAAAGCACAAGCAACAG